CGAGGCGCAACTTGGGGAAGCAGTATGGAACTATGGCGAACTTAAAAGGGAGCAATTAGCGAACCAACAAAAAACTTCTGGTTCGCCAATAAATACATCAACCGCACTAGAAGCGAAGGATGAGCCTGTGGCGTGGATTAGTCCTACAGAACTGTTGGTAATGCAGGGCAACGCACTTGGTGGCGCAAAGGATTGGCGTGTAAATGTTGGTCTTAAACCAGAAGATGGTGATGTTGGCTTGTACACCACCCCACCACAGCCCACATGGGTGGGGCTGACGGATGAGGAAATTGAGTCTTTACAGCGTTTGTGTATTGACCCAGTTGACGCAAGTGGATGGGGATTTTTGAACCGAGAACGATTTGCCCGAGCAATTGAAATTAAATTAAAGGAACTAAACACATGAGTTATGCAGATATTGAAATGAAAGTTGTGCAGTGGGGAGAAGCTCGTGGCATTGTCCAGAACTCCACCCCCTATGCTCAAGCTTTGAAAACCAAAGAAGAGTTAGACGAATTGTTCGAGGCCATCTCTAAAGATGACAGAGCAGCCATGATAGATGCCTATGGCGACATCCTAGTCACTCTGGTGATGGGTTGTGCCTGTGCAGACCTAGACCTAGTTACTTGCTTTAAAGACGCATATAACGAGATCAAGGACCGCAAGGGGCATCTCAGCAAAGAAGGTCTATTCATTAAAGAATGACTCAAAGACTGGCGAGAACGGCTTTATACCGCTTCTCCCTGTCTTGCAAACCAATAGTGCCACCATTAATTCTTTTGGTTAGACCAACAAAATCATCTGCATCAGCTAATGAGCCACACTTTTTATCTACCCAAAACCATGCAGCAGATAAAGAAGCATATTCTGGTTCTAACAATTTTTCAGGATTAGAAATAAAATCAATTCCAAGCGCATCACCACATCGTTTGTGATTTTCTTTGCCTGTTAATTGTTTAAGACCCATCCCTCTGTGTTTCCACCCATCACCAGATTCAATTGGGCCATTACCTAATCGACCACCATACACAACATTTGCAATAGCCTCTGGATTGCGATGAAGTGCTTTGGCAAATCTATTGGGAATATTAAATCCTTTGGCATCTTTTTTGGGTTTTTTGGTGGAAGGGTCTATCTCAGCAAAACGATTAGGCCATGTACCTGCCAAACCAACATCAGAATAATTTAAATTTTCTGCCAAAGTGACATAACCACCAGACTCATGGGCAGTTTGAGCAATCCAAGCAGCAACCTGTTTTTCAGATGTAATGTCAAATCTATTTAATGCTTTTTGAACATAAGGAAGCCATTTTTCAGCAACTGATTGCTTGATGTTTGCGGCTATCAATTGATCTATAGTGGGAGTCATTTTTTGGCTTCATCCTTTTTACGACTACCAATAGACGAGCCAAGCAAGAACTGGAACATAGACGCAACCATAGTACCCAACACAAAGCCAAGAATAGTGTCTGCAAATCTTAAATTATCTTTTGGAATATATCCAAATGTAATAAATCCAATATAAGAAGCAGACAAAACAGACCAAAATCCAATAAAGTAATACACAAATCTGCGGACCAATGGGTCATCAGACTCCATGGCCTTTAATTGCATATCTCTTGCACCTTCCATATTTTTAAGGTCTATCTCCGCCATGAACTCTTCATGCTTCATAGCCGCTTCTTTTAGCTTAGAAACATCCTCAGGCGACATTTGACCCTCTGGCTTTAGTTCAATGCCAAGCTTTTCTTGAACGGCATCTAAGCCCTTTTCCATAACAGCATCAGCAACTTTGGGTAGACCATTGCTAATAAGCCCAGACACAATTGAGGCAAGAACTGGCAACATTTAAGCTTCCTTCTTTTCTTCTTTTGGTTCATCTTTAGGAGGCAACATTTCTTTAATTGCATCCTTGCCCTTGATGGCCAACAAAGTTCCAAGGGAGCCTAAAATGTATTTGCTCATGTCTGACAACAAAAAGAAAAACTGCTTATCAGCGGGAGCAATGCCATTCATTGGTTGAGGCACAAACACCAAAGAATACATAGACAATATGACCATGGACATGATGGTTATGCAAAAGCTAATTGCAATGGTTAGCTTAATCTTTGATTCAACGTGATCAGGATTCCAACTCATCTTATTTCCGCTTTCATATCTTCTGCTTTCAAAAGCATATCAGGGCACATTTGAGTAATAGCGCATTGTGGCCTTTGACACTCAGGAGTTTCCCAGTTGTTTTTGTCCATGCATGGATACCTAAATCTGTCTTGACATCCCGTTAGTAGTAACAGAAGCACCAGATACTTCATAACCCAACCTTTCCAAGCAATAGCTTTACTATTTTGTCAGACAAATCATTGGGTAAGAATCTTAGAAACCCAAGGAACCACCAAGCAGCGCAACCATAACAAATAACTTTGCAAAACAGATTGAATTGCTTTTGATACTCATTCATCTGCCACACCTGCGAGTAGTTTGACAGAAATCCATCAACTCATTCACGCCAACAAATATCAAAAACAGAACAAAAGCACATCCTGCAATAATCATTGCAATCTCTTGCATCTCTTGATCTTTAGCTTTTGCTTCTTTCTCAGCCTTCTTTAAAGCACTGAGTTCTTTGGCATCTTCCAAATCCATTTCTGCCTGACGAGCTTTGATCTTGTTCCAGACATCAATCTTGCCGGTCTGCATAAAGAGCATCTTTAACTCTTCTTCAAACGCTCTGGCTTGCTCAAGTGCCATCTCAATCTGAAGAGCAGCACCCATGTTTGAGCCTTTGCTTTTCTTAGCATCAATCAATGCCTTGGTAGCGGTACTCTTGGCATCAAACATCTTGCCAATCATCGGTGCAAGAGAGCCTAGGTCAGAGGCAACCTTACTTGCCTTCTTGACCATGCTGATAGCGTTTTGTATCCCTGCTAGGGCTGTTAGAGGATCAATCATCTCTTATCTACCTTTTGCCATTCAAGACACACAACTTTGCGGTTATAGACATCTCCTGTCCATGCCCACCTGACACATCTATATTCAGTTTTATCTTTACTAGATGCCACCAATGTAAACAACAATGATGACATTAGTAACCATTTCACGGATACGCCCAAACTATTATGTAGCTACAAAAGGCCACAAAGACAGTAATACTGACTGCTGCAATGATTGCAAACAGCCAATCTTTCATTTAATTTGCAAAGAAGTCCATTAGACCTCGAATTGGTTTTTGAGGTATGAATTCATCAGGGTTTGTTACTGCTTCATTCATTGCCTGACCCATTGCTGTACCCATACCACCAGCACCTTGAAGTTGCTCACCAAGCAAGAATCTGGTTCCACCAGGACTGCTTAAAACATTTCCAAGTCTATTTGCCATTGGTGGAACTAATGTGACACCAGCCATTGCTCCTACTGTCGGATCAAATCCTAATGAAGTAGCAGCTCCTGCACCAGCGCCAGCGCCCATTCCAGTTGTCATCAAAGGAACAGTTAAAGCACCTGTTTGTGGGGCAACTTTAGGAGTAACAGCACCACGGGTTGCATCAACAATACTACGCAACAAACCTACTTCACCCATAACTTCTGGTGATTGGCCCATAACCATTCGTTGAGCAGATGGCAACTCAGACCTACCTAAATTCAATGTTCTGGTAAATGCAGGAGATGACAACATAGCCGCTGCATCTTCATTTATTGCAGCACTACGGGCTTGGTTAAGAATTGAGTATTGAGCCGCTTGTCTACCAGTATCAGACATTAAGTTAACTGCCAATTCAGCAGTAGCAGGATTACCTGTTAAGCTAAAACTTTGGGCAATCTTATCAATTTCGTTAGCAGGTGTTTTGCTAGAAACAATCTTGTAAATATCTGGATCTTGTCTAAAAGGCACAACAGTATTTCTAAACTGCTCCATTGCACGAGCGTGTTCTGCACCAGCAGGCGTATAGACAGGTTTGTTATTTAAAGTTCTAGGAGCTGCCCAAGCATCTACATCATTTGCAAGACCTCCATAAAACTTACCTATGGCCTTTATTTGCTCTTCACCATATTTATCAGGAGCTTTTTGTACTCTGTTTAATTCAGAACCTACTGATTTTTGTAAATTTCTTAATTCTTTATAAGTACCACCACCAGTTTCAATAAGATTGTTAGCACGATTAACAAGTCTAGTTATGACTGCATTATCAGCAACTGCGGGAAATTTATCCAAAACTTCAATGATTGCATTGTTTGTATTTGATAAAGGAATTTGATTGTTTCCTGCCAACTTCTCAGCACGTTCAAATATTGGAGAAACAGCATCTTTAGCATTGCGATATTGAGTTCTCAAATCTTTAGCAATAACTAACTTTTCTCCACCTTCTTTAACAACAGAAGCTGGTTTAGCTTGTTCAGTAACTCTTTCAATAAGGCTTCTAACTTGAGCAGATTTCAGTTGATTTGCATCTTGTGTTGAATCGCCAAATTGACGAGTCTTACGTAGTAAATTAGAGCCTGGGCCACCAACATCGCCAATATCAATATTGACACCACGTTGAGCAGCAGACTCAATTAATTGACCAGTAACTGGATCACGATAACGTGTACCAGCAGCAGGGTTTACATTTAATGGATTGGTATTACCTGCACGAGCCGCAACAGCACCCGCAGGTAGACCTGCTGCTAAGTTGATACCAAGCAATGCTAATGGGTTTTGAATATCAAATTGATTACGAGCAATTTCAGCCGCACCAGTACCTGCTGTAGCACTCGCCATCTGAGCAACTGGTTGAGCCGCTAAACCACGACCAACTGCTTGCGTAACAGCGCTTCCTGATTGTTGAAGTAAGCCACCAACACCACCCATTGCAGGTATACCAGCTACTGCACGAGTAACATTACCAATGCCACGTTCAAAACCAGTTTGTGGTTGTGGCAAACCAAGCATGGTTGCAAAGTTTGACATTGCTTGGCTAGGTGGTTGCAATTGACTGCCAGTAGCTCTGTTAACCAACATATTTAATGGTGATCCAACAATGTCAGCAACCTGTCCTAAACCTTCCATACCATAACGAGCAGTTAAACCTACTTGACGGGCAATAGAGTCTGTATTCTGTCTTACAGGTGGCCTATCAACAATTTGCTGACCAATCATTGATGGATCAATAGCACGAAAGTTAGCACTTTGCTGTTGTTCTGGATTAGCCATCCCCGTCAAATCAATTCTAGGAGCTTGTTGTTTTGTTGGTTGACCAATCATAGAAGGATCAATTACACGATATGTAGCCATGTTTGTACCCACAACTTTCTGAACGTAATTTTGTGTTTCTTTAAATGGTGGAACGCCACCATACTTTTCTACATTACCTGGGCCAGCGTTATAAGCAGCCGCTACCAATTTGGGATCTTGGAATCGTTCTGTCAACTGGCCTAGATATTTAACACCACCACGGATGTTATCTTTCCAATCCATACGATTAACACCAAGATCTTTAGCAGTACCGCCCATCAATTGCATAGGTCCGTAGGCACGATCATTGAACCTTGTTTTTGGTCCTATAGCGTTAAAAGATCCACCAGACTCAGTTTCAACAATCTTCTGAACCAAAGAAAAAGGAACGCCTTGCCTTTCAGCTTCTTGCCGAGCAAATTCGTATACTTGATCTTTTGTAGCCATTAGTCAAACAACACAATGCTGCCAGTAGGTAGGCGATACGCTGTTTTGCCCTTATCAGGACCTTGAGTAACTGGAAACTTAGGCAAATATTTACGCATTTTTGGATCTTCAAAAAGTGAAGCACTACCTTGAGGTGTTTGCGACCATCTTTCAATTACATCAGGAACAGGATTTTTAGCTACATAGTTGTAATAATCTTTACTTCTTTTATTAAGTGATTCTTTTAGATCAATATAATATTCAAGCGCCTCTTCTGGATTTGTAATCTGAGGTCCACGTTGTTTCTGGAAAATAACGTCTGCGTTAGATATTGCACCAGACATATCTTGAATATTTGTAGAAACAGTATCAGCAAAAGTTTGCAACAATAAAGGTGCATCAGTTGCCATATTTTTTGCAGCAGTACCGCCAATACCCAAACCTGTTGCAATTGCAGCGGCTTCAGATTTAAATTCTGCAAACTTTCCTGGTTTAAATGCTCCACGATTTAAAATGTTTCGCATATTTTGCAAACTTGTATCAGAACTTGAAGCAGCTTGGAACTTCTTAAAAGCATCATCTCTAATTGGCTTGTATGCTTCGTATGCTTGAACTTCTGAAGGAGATAAAGAAGTTGGCATTCCTAAAGCTTGCGCTTCTGTCACACGCTTTTGTCTACCAGTTGCAGGATCAACAATATTAGTAGGTGTAGTTTGTAAAGAAGCTTGTCCTTTACCTAATTGCTCAGAATAATTTAACTGCTGAGTTGCCTGTGGAGCGCCAGGGATAACACTTGTGCCAATCATTCCACTTGCATCAACACCAAGCATTTGCCCAGCTTTAACTTCTGGAGGAGTTGATAAGATTTTAGACTCTCTGTAGCCTTGTACAGGAGCAGAAGAATAGCCACGGGTTAAAGGATCGTATTGAGATACAACACCATCCTTAGCAGTTGGCAAACCACGAATAATTTGCATATTAGGGTTTAGCAATAAATCGCCTTGCACTTTAGGTTGCAAAGCAGAAATTGTTTCTCTAATTGCACTTTGATTAGCTGTTGGCAATCCAATAACATCTTGTAAAGCATTTTGAATATTGAAAGGCAAACCTTGTTTTGCTAATGCTTTACGTTCTTCTTGTTGAGCAGCAACATCTGGAGTAACAGGACCCATATATTGGGGATTATTCTCGTTAAACTGAGTAGGCATATACTTCGCTTGGAAGTTGCTTAATGCAGCACGATCTGCAGCTTTTTGTTGCATCTCAGAAATAGCACGTTGACCACTCAAGTACTGTTCTGGTACTGAGTAAGCAGACTTCAGACCCATAGATGGGTCATTGCTTAACAAAGAGCCAAGCAAAAACTGTTGAGTGGCTTGCTTTTGAAGACTATTCTTCTCTTCGTCACTAAGACCAGTAAGTGCTGCATCTGACAGCAAACCAAGATTAAATGGCATATAAACTCCTTACAGACCGAGCAAACCAAGCAGACCTTGCTTGGAAGTTGATGTTGATTGCATTCCAGAACCACCGCCAACATTGAGTCCCAATGCTTGGTTGATGATCTGTTGTTGTTCCAATGGCAGATTGCGGATGGCATCCAACTGTTGCTGAGAGAACTGCTGTTGGATAGTTCCAATGTTTGCCAAGTTCTGCGCACCAGCAAAGCCCATCTGCTGACCTTGATTGGCAATATTTGCCATCTGACCAGAAGCACCAAGACGCTGTTGGTTAGCAGCCAAACCTGCTTGTTGGTTAGCTAAGTTTGCTTGCAAGAAGTTCTGAGCATTTGTCAAACCTGCTTGCTGAGTCAAATTTGCTTGTTGAGCAGCAGCCGCATTCAATGCAGCTTGGTTAGCCAAACCTGCTTGGTTAAATGCAGAAGCACCAAACTGACCTGCTTGATTCTGTGCAGCAAGGTTAGCCAATGACATAGCTTGCTGATTTCCAGCATTGTATTGAGCCATTTGGTTTTGTGCGGCAGCATTCTGCAAAGCCGCTTGGTTGGCAGCAGCAGATCCAAACTGGTTAGCTTGTTGCAGATTACCTGCATTGAACTGAGCAAGGGCATTCTGAGCTGCAGCATTTTGAAGTGCGGCTTGATTCTGAGCGCCAGCACCAAACTGCATGGCTTGATTAACGGCAGCCTGAGAAGCTAAACCAGCCTGTTGCAAGTTACTAGCGTTATATTGAGCCATCTGGTTAGCAGCAGCTTGGTTAGCCAATGCAACTTGTTGTGCATTCTGTGTATTGAGTTGACCAGTAGATAAGTCAACACCTTGATTAGCTAAAGCAGCTCTCAAAGCCGCATCTTGATTTGCCAAGCCAAACTGTCCTGCAAGTTGCAATGACTGTTGAGTAGTAGCCAAGTCTTGAGCTTGGTTAAGTTGTTGCGCTTGCATCTGACGAGCCAAATCAGCCTCAGAAGCTTGTTGGGCAGCAGCATAAGCAGCGGCATTCTGTTGAGCAGCTAAACGAGCAGCATTCTCACTAAATGCTCGATTTGTTTCTGCTTCAGCAACACCTTGACGAGATCCACCAAAAGATTTTGCAGCAGTCGCTTGTGCAGCAGTCTGTTGTTGTTGCAATTGTCGTGAACGCTCTAGATCTTTTAAGCTTTGCTCAGTAACAGCCTGAGTGTATGGATTCATGTACTGCTGAATATTCTGATTTAAGAATGAACCTGCAGCAACATCACGAATATTTGCTCTGGCTTCTGGAGCAATTTGACCTAATGCTTCAGATGTAACACCTGCACCTGTAACACCTTGAGCGCCTACATCACGAATTGATGAACGAGCAAGTTGCGCAGCAGCAGCACGTTCTGCAGGACCTGCAGTTACACCTGCGAACTCACGAGCCGTATATCCCAAACCTTGAGCTTGTGCGGCAGGACCTGCTTGTGCAGCATCAAACCCTTGTGAAGCCGCTTGTTGAGCTGGACCTGCACTAGCACCAGTACCAGTTACGGCAGAATAACCTTGTTGTGCAGCTAGAGCAGCAGGTGCTACAGTAGCGCCACCATAAGCGGTATAACTAACATTCTGAGGGTTGTAGTTAGCGACTCTACCAGCAACATCAAATGCTGAACGCATACCAGTAAACACTTCGCTGTTAGGATCAGCAAAGTTACGAAAGATTTGAGCGCCAGTCAGTTGGTCTTGATTAAAACCTGCAAACTCTCTGGCTTTTAGATTGCCAGCAACTCCTTGGGCGCTTTCTACGTTCTTTAAGAACGCATCACGCATTGCAGGATCAAGTTGCGATGATTGTTGACTTGAGCCACCAGACATAATTACACCTCCGTAGAAAGCCAATAATGTGTTGGCTTCATGTTAAATTTAGATACAAAAGTTCTTGACCAGCCTCTTCGACCTGTTAAGGTGATCTTGCGGCATCCCATGTCTTCAGCGAACTTCTGAATATGGGGGGTTAGTGTCTCTAGTTCTTCCAGATTACCACCCGCCAAAAATATATGCAAAACCTTCATCCTAGGAAAGTTTTGTACCTGAGTGACTACTGCGCTGTTAGCACCAGGCCATAATTGCATCGTACAACTGTCAATACAGTCGGCTACGTCCTGCATATTATGAGTGTTATCGTATTCTAAAGCAGGTTCAAGTATTTTTTCTACTTTTTGGAAAAGTACTGCCCATAATGGCAATTCACCATTAACTTTGTACTTTTCGTAGTCAATCATCGCAAACTGCCAGGCTTTCCATCAAATCTGATTGTTCCTAAACGCCAGTCAGTAGTCGTAACGCCTTCAATTCGTACAGCCAACTGTCTGCCAGTAATCCTCAAAGATGTCGGATTTGCCATCGTATAAGGACCATAGTTATATTGAGTACCAGTTGGGTAAAACTTGGTGCTAAATTTAGCCTGTACATCACCTAATGTCTTTTCATCAGGAATTAGCCCATTAAGGCTTAAAACTCTGTCTCCAGCACCTAATTCAACTGGTCCTGACTCTGCAAATATAGTTTGAGAATCGTAAGCATTTCCAACTTCATGCTCATAAATATAACTGTCAGCAGAAACCATCAATGGATTACTGAAAATTCCTCGATCTGTGCCACAAGTACGAGCCAAAGTGCCCAAAGCCCAATGGTTTTCACGATAGTTGTAGCTTACATACGAATCTACCTCATTGCTTGCAGCACTAGGATAAAACCACCAAATCTCGCCATAAGCAGAAATATGCACCGCATAGACTTTAGAAGCTTGGGTTGTATTTAGATTGGTAAATACATAATCGCCAACATCTGATGGCAATGGCTTTACAAAACCATCAAAGATCCAGAATCCAGACTGAGACATCCAAATACATGAATTGTCTGTAGCCGCTACTGCTTGCTTGGAAATAACTCCACAAGATGAGCCAATACGCTCAAAACTGTAAACGTATGGTGGGCCAATATATGTTGCAGTATGTACATCAACATCTGTAAACAATATGGTAGATCCACGAATACGTTTTCCACACATCAAAGAGCCAATTGTTGTTAGCTCAAAGTCACCTGCTTGGTTGGTTGCAGCAGCAGTCCAAACAGTATTATTTTCTTGGTCACACCATTGAACTTTACGAGGATTTCCACCTGCACCTAATGCAAATAAGAATCGTTCTTGAGTAACGACTAAACCAGTACAACTTGTTGGAGCATTTGTAATGGCGGCAGCATCATTAGAAGTGTTTAATTGCCACTCCAGAAGCCGTCCATCTTTTGTTGAGCAACCAACCAAATACTCTCCCCATGTGTCCAAGCTCCATGTTGTAGCAGGAGAATAAGAGCCAATATCAGGTCTAGGTACACCATAAGCAAAGCTTCCATAAGTGCTATAACCATAACCAATCTTTAAGACAGCACTAGCATCACCTGAAACCAAGTCTGTTGGAGTAATGTCTGTCAGGGTATTTGATTCACTCAAATGATATAGTTTTGAATGAGTGCCAATAGCAACACGCCTATTGTTACTGTTGTCTCGCCAATTTATTAACCCCCTAGCATATCCAGTTAACTGTGTTTCTGTGCGCTTACGCCATCCACCAACAGGGCGAATTGTTCCCTCAAACCAACGAACTAGGTTTGAATAGTTCCAACGTCCTTTAGATTGGTAATCAGTACCATTCTTGTACACGCCTGGTGGAATTTGAAGAGGAATGTAAGCCATGTTATACGTCTTTATATAGAGAGATTAGACACAAAACTCATTGTGACAATAACTGATGGTACTGCAGGTCTTGTTGGGCTTGTGCTTGTAGCATATTGCTCTATAGACACGCCTGTATCACTAGTTCTCCACATTATCTCAATATAGTCATTTGCATTCAAGCTAGTAAAAAAGTTCATTGCAGCAATAGTATGGCTTGGATCGCCTGATGACTTTCTTGCTGGCAAACCAAATCTACTATTTGAATTATCAATATTTGTTCCATTTTTTCTGAACCAAACATCTACATCTTGTGTGTCATTGGTTGTATTTTTAAATTGAATAGAAAACTGACAATTCCAAATTCCACTTTCAGCAACATTCAATCTTGAACTGTTAGACAATGTGACCCCATTTGAGAAGTCGGTGGTGTTGTATGTTATTGCATAAGCAGTAGTGGTATTAGCGGCTGTTTGATCTGTACTATCTTGAAAAGCACCATAAGGTGTATTGATGTACTTGCCACCCCTAATTCCAAATGCTGAATTAATTACATTGACTAATTTAATAAAAAATATATTTAAAAAACTATTATTTTGATTTTGAAGAACAGATGAGTACAAGTCTCCAGATGAAGCAAGCTTCGGAATTGGAGGAGTTTGTAATTGCTGTCCAAAATTAGCCATTTATACGTTACCAGTATTAGTTGATGGGAAAGCTCTTCCTAATCCCCAAATGATCCTTACAGCACCAGAGCCACCATTGCCGTTATATAGGTCACCAACTCCACCACCACCGCCATAAGCTCCACCTACACTACCATATCCACCACTACCACCTGTACCAGAAGCGCCACCAGATCCACCGCCACCGCTAGATGAACCACTTGCACCTTCTCCAAGAATTCCTACACCACCACCGCTATTTCCATCTCCACCAGTTGTAAGCACAACTCGTTTTCCACCTCCAGCGCCACCACCAGATCCTGCGGTAGAGTCTCCACTTTGACCGCCTCCTCGTCCACCATTACCCGAGTAACCGCCAGCTCCACCACCACCGCCAAAGTATGATCCACCGCCTTCGCCAAATGAACCTTCTCCACCATTACCACCGCCATCACCTACATAAGTGCCGCCATCATATCCATTGCTTGAATCTTTACCACCACCACCTTTGACAACAGAGGTACTTACAAAATAACTATCACCTCCACCAACAACAACTGTATAGCTGCTTCCTGGGGTAACTGAATAATTATTCTTATATCCTAGACCGCCACCACCACCACCAGCAGAAGCACCAGATCCAACGCAGACAACACATACAGAATAAACACCATCAGGTGCAGTCCAAGAATATGTTCCTGGGGATGTATATGCTTGTTGTCCTGCAGGTCCACCACCAAGACCTACGCCAAAAGCTCTTGTTGATGATGATGCAAAAGTTGTTAATATTGGCATGATATTAAGCGTAGATTGATTTAGATACAAATACTGTAAATGTTGCAGAACCAGTTTTTACAACTGTATAAGTATAAGCATCAATAGAATTTACAGAACCACTACCAATCGCAACACCACCAAGTGTTTTTGTTGTTACGCCTGTTGTAGTCCCATCAATTTGAATTACATTGTTGTAGTACGCTGTACTGCCATTTGTAACCATGTGAACAACAGTAAGTGACTCTCCTGTTGCCATCAATGTATCTAAAGTTACTGGTGTACTTGCACCTGTAATATTGATTGTCCAATTAGCAGAAGCATTGCTTGTGTAATACAAAACAGATTGAGTTGTCGCATAGTAAGTAATTGTTCCAGTAGCAGCAGTTGCTGAAACAGTAATCTTTTCTAAAGCATTGACAAACTTTGTGCCAACAGCAGTTGTTGAACCAGTAAATGTCTGTTTACCAGTATAGGTGTTATCTACTGCAGTACCTGGCACCGCCAATGATGTCCGAGCGTTTGCAGCAGAGTTAGCACCAGTACCGCCTTTAGCAATCTTCAGTACTGGACCACTATCAAACAAAGCATCAATTGAGTCTAAGTCTGTATTTAGCTTAGTACCCCAACTGTCACTAGAAGCACCTACTTCTGGTTTAGTCAGTCCTAAATTCGTGGTGGTTGTATCAGCCATAATTACCTCAATGTGTTGTTACTGTCCAAGTTTTAGATTGATCTGTTGTATCAGTCCAAATGCTTGATTGATCTGAAACTGTTGACCATGTTTCAGCTACTAACTCATTGTCTTGCCACTTCAATACTGCTGAACTTGTGATAACTGAATTTCCAATTATAAAAGCACTAGCATTTGTTACTATTGAAGTAGAACAGTCAACTGATGAGATAGAAGAAAGATCTGCTGAACATAGTATTAGTCCAGATACGGATGCTTGAACACTACTAGTTGAATCAATATTGGCTTGCGCAGATTTAATTATTATTGCAGAAGCAGAACTTGATGATTCGCTAGTAGCAGTTGCAGAGGTTACAAAGTCTGCAGTTGTATTTGTTGAGATAGAAGAAGTGCTATCTATGTTTGCCGCAACGTCAAATACTCCACCGCCACCAAGCGTAGAAAAAGGAGACTGCGAAAAAGCACTTATTCCAAACATTATTTCAAGTGTCCATTACCAGACAACCAAGCAAAAATAGCGACTGTTCCTAGACCAACAATCCAGAAAAACTTTTTGACAATACTTTGACCAATAGAAATATATACATTTTCTATTACTTTTTCTGTGACTTTTTCAACTAATTGCTCTAGTTGTTCATCAGTAAGTGTTATTTTATTTTCCATGATGTTATTTTTTAATAGTAATCTATCAAAGCAAATTTACCAAGCCCAAATAAATACAGCTCCATCACCACCACGGCCTCCAGAGTTTCCATCTTCTCCAGAACCTCCTCCACCGCATCCGATTCCACCTATTCCACCACCGCTTCCAAATGTGGTAAATGTTGTGCCACCAGAACCACCTCGCCCAACTAAAATAGGTTGAGTGATAAAAAATCCATCTTCGCCTTTTACAGAGCCGCCAGCAGGAGTGTTACTTGCAAGTGGATAACCATAGTTAGGCGTTACTCTACCACCAACACTTGCTGCACCACCAGCACCACCAGCACCACCAGAAAGAAATGTAGTTGCTGAAGCAGCTACGTTTTGTCCAGTTCCTGTTGCACTTCCTGCAGCTCCAATTTGCCCAGCAATAGAAGTAAAAATTCCAGACGCACCAAATTGATTTGAAGTCATGGCAGTTCCACCATTTCCACCAGCAGAAGTTGCTCCTGTAGAGCCACCATTTGCACTTAACAATGTTTTTAAGCCATTTAATGAATAGTAGTATATTGCGGTAACACTTCCACCTGTTCGTCCAACTTTAACATTAAGAACATCAGGTACAAACATTGCTGGACCAATCCATGATGTTACTGCTCCAGATCCACCGCCACCAGCACCAGCAGTAGATGATCCTGAACCACCAGAACCACCAGACCCAATTAGCAAAAACCTTACCATAGATGAACCTCTAGGCTTGACCCATGTTCGTGTATTTGCTGTTGATGTATCGTCACCACCATAAAACTCTTGGAAATTTACTTTTTGTGGTGTTGGTATATGGAATAAATCTAGCATCTTGTCACCATGTAATAATTATTACCATACCATCACCGCCAGCAGGTGCAAAGCCAGAAGCTAAATCAGGATTAGCACCACAACCTCCAGCACCAAATGGGGATTTTTTTAAGCCACCAGATATTGATTGAATAATTGGCTGAATCTGTCCATATCCAACTGCGGGTGTTGCCTTGTATCCATAATATCCAGTAACTTCATTTGTATCTGTGCCGCCACTACCACCTAAAAGAAAAGTTAGGTTGTCTACTGTAATTTCGGCATTAGAAGCACCATTTTGTCCTCTTGTATTACTATAGAATCCTGCCGCAGTCATTGGGCCACCTACATCAGCTGCCGCACGAGTTCCACCACCACCTGCGGTTGATGGATCAACCCCTCCACCGCCTCCACCGCCTCCTGTTGCATTTATAAGCACATAACCTGATCCTGTTTTTGGTTGATGGATAATTTGTGAAGGTTGACCACTTGAGCCACTAGCTCCTGAAACATCTGCTCCAGCCCATGCCGCACCAGCACCGCCTCTACCAACAGAAACTTGCAATACATCTGGAATTAAAAATGCAGGACACATAAAATTAGTGACGTTGCCAGAAGCACCTCCACCACCACGGGTTCTATCGCCAGGCGAACTGCCATAGTAGTTACCACCACCACCACCGCCTCCACCAATTAAAGTAAAAAAGACAAATGATGCACCTTGCGGTTTAATCCAATCTCTTGTTGCTGTGTGTTCACCATCTATACGAGAATCTCCACCTTGAAAGATTTGGACATTTGCGCTTTGTGGCGTTGGGTAATTTATAGGATATGACATTTACCAACTCGCAATCAAAACCAATCCTGGTCCACCAGTACCAGTGCCGCCACCACCACAACCAATACTTCCATTGCTACTACCAGATGCACCGACACCAACAATAATAGGTTGCATTAAAAAATAACTTTTTGCACTAGGCTCAAAGCTGTAATACCCATAGTTGGCTGTTACATTATCTCCTGTGCCTTGCGCTCCACCACTTAAAAATGTAGTGTCTGAAGAGTTAATCGAAATGGGCGTACCATCTTGACCATCAATTGATCGGAAAAAACCAGAAGAACCAAATGAAGTAGGTGATGTAGAACCTGCCCCAGCAGATGAATTATTAGCACTATTTGCAACAAGCAATGTATAGTTTTGCCCATTGTTATAAAAAACTCTGGTTGCTAATGATTGATCTAATGCTGGTTGAATTACTAAATTATTTGGAACGTGTTGTGCTGCACCATACCAAACAGTTACAGCACCAGATCCACCACCATTTGTACCATTTCCATTTCCACCAGCACCAATACACATTATGTAAATATGATTAACACCAACGGGTTTGTTCCATGACATTAAAGTGGCATTAGATGAAGCACCAACACCATAAAATGTCTGGATATCACACCCTTGTTGCTTGGCTATAGGAAATGGAAACATTTTTATGTTTCTTGTGTATTTTCAACAATAGGCTCAATTACAGGTTCAACATACCAAGTTGGCGCTGTAGCGTTGCTGTTTGTGCAAGTGTACTCAACCTTTTCTTCTGGTGATAACAAAAAGCCATCAGCCCGATAAACGCCAGTTGTGTAACCATCTTGCATCTTTTGATAGCCAATTGAACCATCAGAAAAGGCAATTTCAAACCATGTAATCATTAGTAATCTCCAGCAATTGTTACTACAGAGTAACCAGTACCACTAGAACCAGTAGATGTACCAAAAGTTACATATAACAAGTAGCTAGGGTCAAGCGCCACATTGATCGGCAACTCAAACACGCTAGATGCGGCAGTTTGAGAAAGAGAAACAGCTGGCAATGTTATTTCGTCATACAACCATGTGTTTGTTGCGCTTGTTGTTGTGCTAGATGAAATGAAAACACGGCAAACTGTTCCAGCAGGAGAGCCTACTGGACGAAAGCGAATCTTCTGAACATAAGAGCCGTTTGCGCCAGCAGTAAATGCTTTGTATAAAGTGCCTGTTCCATCTAAGGCAGTATTAGCCGTTGGGCCAACGACAAGACCTGAGTTGTTTAATGCTACTGAGTCAACATCACCAACAATAGAATAAATAGGAGAGGTATTTGCAGGCATGATTTTCCTTTAGCAAAGAATACAGTTGGTTGCGATAGCCCGTACTAGGCCAATAGATGCTCCACCGCTACTTGTAGATGCAATAGTGATTGAGCCTGATGCATTAGTTACACTAATTCCAGTACCAGCAGTCAACGTAGCTTTTGTCAAAGTGTTACCAGTAGAGTTACCAATCAACAATTGACCATCTGTATACGATGTTTGTCCAGTACCACCATTAGCAACAGGCATAGTACCTGTTACACCAGTAGATAATGGAAGACCTGTAGCATTAGTTAATGTTGCAGAAGCTGGTGTGCCAAGAGCAGTAGAATTACCAGAGGCATCAAGATTTACAGATTTACCTGCTGGGTAAGTTACAAAAACATCTTTTGTACCTGCTGATAAATTAACAGCAGAACCACCATTTGATGATGCAAGTATTGTCGTTCTGGTTAGTGTTGTTCCAGAAGATGTGTATGTTCCAATACCAACTTCCCATTCTGAACCACTACTAGAACTGATTGCGTAATAAGTTGTATTGCCATTTCCAATTACTGAAAATGACTGGAAGCCAGTTGCAGCGCCAGCAAGAGTAAGCGTACCCGTTCCTGTCGTTGTAGTGGTTTCCTTTACACGATCTGCTAGAACTAGTGCCATAATTAGCTCAATGTAATATCAAGATCACCGCTAGGGATGCGCAAAACATCGCCAGTTGAAATTGTTTTACTTGTTGTTAAATCTGCCCAAGCAAGCATATTTCCTGATGTAGAGGCATCAAAAACAGCAATAGCAACAATAGTTCCCCAACTACTAGTAGCAGCATCAAAGTCAATTGCAGCACTATTTGTTGCCAAAGTTCCTGTGCCACTTACTGTGAAAGTACCAGCTTTTCGTGCGTATCCACTACCAGAAACTTCTGTACCGCCACCAGTATCAGTAGGAGCTGCAGTAAACAAGCCAATATAAATTGTTGTTGGAGATGTATAAGCAGTATTAGTGAAAACGTGTTTGAGGATCTTGTCCTCAAGATAGTCTGTAAATGAACCAGCCATATATCACCCCAAAGAACGGGCTCGAACAATAGGAGTTGAAGAAACAGACGCCCTTTGATCTGCAACCTCAATGTCGCCCAAGGAGTTGATATACATCTGACTCCATGTAGCAAGACGCTCATCGTCTTTCAAATATGGTGTTGCTTCTAACAACGCACCATATAAGTACAAGTCTGGGGCATAAGCCAGGAGCCAGTTGCTTGTGTTTGAATCACTCAGCGCAGTAATCTTACCATAATAAGTAAGTTCACCAACATATTCAGCATCGGGTGTTGGGATCACTTCTATTTGTGTTCCAACAATTGTGTACTTTACAGGTTTGCCAGAAGCAATGTAGCTATTCTGACGATCTAAATCACCTTGTTTTTCAGTCACAAACTCAAGATAAGTAATTGGGCTTGTGTTTAACTGAAACTCTTTGGCTTGAGCAAAGTCTGATGGGAATGCAAAGAACGCTGTATCTAAAGTGGCAGTCGCACGTTTTACCATCTGACGAACACGCAATTTACGATTAAATTTTGCTTCTGCCAGAGCGATAAAACTAGGAATAATAGAAGTCAGGTCATCCCGATTCAAATAATCAGCAATCGTTGTCTTCAGTCCACTATAGGTATCAAGTGCCATTTTCTACATCCCTGCACATCAATGTATGCTCATGTTTGAATTCAAATGAACCAATATGATGAACCTCTTTTGAAAGGTCTTGGTCAATATAGGTTTTAGTGCCGTTCTCGGCAGCTCTGCGACAAAACCAGACATCTTCGCCCATGTAGTCTTGTGCATTTGGAACCCAAGGGATAGCAAACCAAGGATATTCCATTGTCTTGTAGACCTCGGCTTTTACGAGCATAACGCCCATGCCGCAGTAATCTACATCAACTAATCCAGTTGAATGGTCTTCAGTATATACCCTCTGAATAGTTTTTGCATCCTCATCTGTGGTATTTTTTCGTACCGCAATAGGCTCAGTAGGGAATCTACGTTTAGCATAATTGGCACAAACAATACCAGTATCATGCTGCAATAATCGGACTATGGTGTCTTTTGGAAAGCGCATATCGCTATCCAACCATAATGTATGTGTGCAACCTGCCTCAATAGCAGATTTAGCCAAATCCTGACGCTGTGCTGACAACAATGTGCCAGAACTAGTGTACAAAACTACCTTGTGGTTTGTATTGCCTACTGTGAACCCAACCAATCTGGCTAGGTCATAAGAAAATCCAGAATTAACAAAGTCCCGTGTTGGAATCAAAACTCCAATGGTCTTACTATCCATTAAACTTCTCCAGGTCTTGTGCGAAATGCACGATTGTCAGGATCGTTGAGCCAACGCTTCATGTAAGCTTGGTCATCAAGTTTTCCTTCAGCTTTCATTTGATAGTACAAAGCCATTGGGATAGATGCCACATGGTGCATATCTCCATTCCAATTTGCTCGTTCATCAAAAGATTTAAATCTCTCTTTGTTCTCCTCAACTACTTGAGTAGCATCAATTACTGTCTCAATAGTTGCTTGGTCAGTTTGAGCATCGTAATGCCAAAGCTTCTTGGTTCCAATGATGGGATCAAAGTCAAAGATTTTTGTTGTCATAAGTTAAAAAGGGTGGGTAATTAGCCCACCCCTTAGTTCAGATTAAGACTGAATTGTGCTGTTCAAGTCGTAAACAGCGCCATGAGCTTTTTCGTTCTTCACTTTCAAGCCCCACTCAACCAACAGCATACGCTTCTCGGCATCGCCTGTCTTAGCCAGTTCAACTGTCTGGAAGGGACGCAGATAAGCAATGCTTGCGTACTCGGGATCAAGCACGAAAACATCACGCTCACGTTGGAAGCGGTTGGGAACAATGCTCACGTTACCAAAGTCTGAGACATAGATGTCTGCAGCGGCAATGATAGTGGAAGGACGTGGGCCATTGACGTTGAAACGCTGACCAGCGATACCAGTCATCTTAGACAAGTTCTGCTTGTTAACAGGACCAGCCATGACCATAGATGGGTTGCCACCTTGTGTCCAGACCTTCTGGATAACGTCCTTCAACAATGCTTCGCTGAAAGAACGCAAGTCGCCAGCAGTAGCGTCTGTGCGGTCATCAGTTGGGATTGTTGTGTAAGAAGGATCGCCACCGCCTGTACCTTCGTTTGTATTGGTCTTCAAGAAGGCCAACAAAGCGCCAGTCTTACGAGCTGTAGATGTGTCACCAGCGGCAGCACCTTGGTTAGCCAAGGCAGTTGTCTCCATGTCACGCTTTAGCTCAGCAGATTTTTTAGCCATTTGGTAGCTCAACTCAGAGCGACGACCTGCTTTGTCAACAGCTTCCAAAGTACCAGCAATGATTACGTCTTTACGGCTAATCTGGGTGTAGTTGCCCAAACGAACTGTAGGAGTAACAGCGGTGAAAGAAGTGATGTCATCACCCTCGATCTGCGCATTAGTTGTAACAGCAGAGGCCAAATCATCTGTTTGCCACTCAAAGAATGTGTTGGAGACGTTCTCACGACCAACATTAGACATGAATGGAGTCTCTTCTGGAGAGATCTGATAGATGACGTTGGAAAGGTCCTCACGAATGCCTTTAGCATCGTATCGTGTGTATGTATTCGTTACTGCAGCCATGATAATTCCTTAAATAAATTTCTCGAAAAGGGATGCGGCATCTCTGACGCTTCCAGATTGTGCAAGACGCTTTTTTGCGTTATTTAATTCACCAGACTTAGAACCTACGCTACCCGCTGAACCTGGACTTGCCATCTTCGGAGCTTTTTTAATCTTTGCTTGGAATTCTGGACGTTTACTCATCATCTGGTCATACTTCCACGCCTTATGGAGTGCAAGCAATGCCCTTGAATCAGTAATGCCGTTCAGTTCCTGCTCGGAAAAGCCCAAATTCTGACCATATTCCAATAAAGCCTTACCTTCTGCTTTAGCTTTCTCTGGAGAACTCCACTCAGGAATCTTCTCTTTCAAACGTGCAGTTTCCTGCGCTAAAACAGCTTGTATCTGCTTTTGTGTCTCAGCTTGACGCAATTGATTAAGCCTATCTTGCTCTGCTTGTACTGCGTATTTCTGTTGTTGTCTACGCTGATGTGATGTCCATTGACGGGCATACTCAGTTGGATCTTCAACTTCTAAACGATTCCAATCAGGCTCTGGAGGCTCAAACTCCTGCAATTTCTGCTGTAATTGTCCTAATATCTGAGCGTATTGTTCACGCTCTCCACGGACTTGCTGAAACTCAGACTCGACTAATTTGCGCTCTTCTGCTAGTTTCTGCGTTTTCCGTGTGTAGTCAGCTTCACGTTGGTAGCCTCGGATAAGTTCATCCTTTGGGACTTCGATTTCTTTACCATCTACTTTGACGATAAACTTCTCATCCCTTGGAGTTTCTTCTTCAGCTTCCTCTTCTTCGCCTTCTACTTCCTCGGAAGTTTCCTCTGCTTCTTCTTGCGGCTCCGCAGATTCCATTTCCTCAGACTCAGATTCAGCTTGCGCTTCCTCTGGTTGCGCCTCTGCACCAGTGTCAACACCCTCTTGAGCGTCTAGCATAGTAGCAAAGCTTTGCGCTGCTTGGTTTACTGTAATCGAACCGACTGCTTGTGCGTTATCGGACATATTTACCTCTTAGTTGAACAATCA